CGGTTAAACTAAAATGCCTCCTCAATAGTGTTTAGCGTTGCATTGCCGCGATAAGTGCCTATCGTGACGGTCACCTTTTTTCCTAAAAAACCCTCTACTTTATAGGCATGCATGGCATTTGCCTTTGTGCGAAATTTCCACCCTAGACGCTGCTCTGAGTGCTCAATAAGAGCAAGCATAAATTGAGGGTTTCCATTAAGCGAATTTTTCATGCGTTCCACAAGTTCAAGTGTGCCAGTGTGTCTAGTGATACTTTTCATCTTAAAACGCCTCATTTCTAATTGCGCGGCGCTGCTCGTCGTAAAGTTCTACCCAGCGCTGGCAAGCTTTGATGGCGGCGTCGGGCGTTTGGGCGTTCGCTTCGCTTATGCGTTCCAAAATTTCCCCGTTGTCCCAACACTCAACTAAAACGTCCCAGCCGTTGCTGTTATAGTTTTTCACCGCGTGGCGTTTCACTTCTTCGATTAAATTTTTCATTTCGTTCACCTCATAAAGAAAAGGGGCAGGATTGCCCTGCCCCTTGATCGCATATTATCCCACAACGGTCAAGAATGTGTATAACCGTCGCGCTCTATGCAAAGCCACATGCCCCGCCACTGCAGGACGATAGCGCCGTCCATGCCTATGGTAGGCTGAACGCGGGCCAGCATTTCCGCCAAATCGGACGCCCCGTCGCTGTTCTGACAATACTTTTGCAAAACCGCTCCAAACTGTTCACGGTTCACGGTATCGGCAAACGTGCCATATTCTCGATCAATGTTCATCAATACAGCTCCAATTTGATTGTCCTGTTTTTCAAAATAGAATTAAGGATGTCTCGGATCTCATCCTCATGGTCCCACAAGTCAATGTCCAGCCCGCTGGTGTCCAAGTCGGTGATATTGTTATTCACTTCCTGCATTACGTCGAAGTCAGAGAGCGCATTTTCAAAATGCGCGTCTAAACGGGAGCCAAACAATTCAAGAAATGCGTCGCCAAAATCCTTTTGGCGTTGTTTTAACATTTTAACATTGTCGCGCAATTCGGCGTTCTCACGCTCTAAGTCCTCATTATGGCGAGCAAAGACGGGGTTTAAAGTTTGGGCGTTTTCCATTGTGTACCTCATAAATAGAAAAAGGGGCGGGATTGCCCCGCCCCCATATAAACGCATATATGCGCTTATGTAAAATGAAAAGTTTTATGCGGCAATGCGCTGCCACTCACGGTCCGATAAATTCAAAAGCTTTCCGCCCCGCTGTTGCCACATGTCCGCTTCATCCGCGTCGCAAGTATTACCAACCGCCGTCAAGGCATTGACCAGCGTTGCACGTGTGATCGGTTGCGCCGCGTTGTTATATCCATCTTGACGCAGGGTTTGCATCAAACCGTTTAGGACGTCGGAATTTTCTTTTTTCGTCAATTTCAAGATTGATCCGACGCGCTCCGGAATTTCTGTAAATTCGCCCTCTACTACATCGCCGTGCGCGGCCCGCATTTTGTCGAGAATTTGGTCAAAGCTTTCACGGCTGGCATATGCGCCCGCCAAGTCGCGCAATTTAAGTGCAAGCGCTTTATTGTCCGCGTCTTTTGCCTCATTGCTCAAAAGTCCATAGTCGGCGCTATCCCGTGCGCTGGTTATATGACTTGAACGCGTTCTGTTTTCGGTTTGCATACCGTTCAAACAAGCCAGCGTCCAATAAACTTGGTAAACGTTTACGGAACCCGCCCCAACTTCTGAATTAGAAAAGCCAATCCCGTTTGCCATATGATCCCCAACCGCGGCCTCGCCGGTTTGGACTTCGCTTTTTAACCGCATATACAAGCGCTTTTCGGTCACGGTCGAATTAACGATTTTCCATTGCGCATCGCTTTCAATCAATTGAGGCAATGCCGCTTCTAAAAGGTCCGCATTGTCAAAAGTTTTGAATTTGTCAGAAACAAACGCCCGCGCCGTTCCGGACGTTTCGTCACCGTCTAAAAAGGTCCGGACCATGCGGTTGGCCGGTTCGCGCTGCCAACGCGCATTTATAAGGGCGTCATATTCGACCGGATAATTTTCCTGCAACCGGCGGGCCGTCCTTGTATCAATTTCGGCGGCGGCGGCAATCTGCCCTTGCGCGTGGGAATTAATGTTCAAAATGCGGGTTGGTTCCCCGCCCCTTGCTTCAATAACGATTTTCGCGTTTCCGTCCGCGTCCGTTGTTTTTTGCAAGTTCACTGTTGATGTCACAAAGTCTTCTTTTCTGTTTTTTTGTTCCAGTACAGTTTGCAAAAGCTTTTGAAGCGTTCCAGTTTCGTTTTCCAAGTTCAACATTTTTAACCTCATAAAAAAGGGCGGAATTGCCCGCCCCTATTCTCTTATATTATCGCATATTATGCAAGCTTTAATTTTCGCCTATATCCCCCGCCACATGATGGCGAATAATTGAACGCGGCGGCAAACCAGAAACAAAGCGCTTTAGTTTTTCCGCGTCCGTTTCATCTTGAACCGTTTCGCTTGTTTCAGTCCACCAAATGCGACAATTTCCTTGCGCACCATAGCAACCGCCTTGCGCGTTTTCATCCGCGGCCTTGCGCTTATTCGGACCATGCGCGGTAAATCCTACAATAAAATCGCGTTTTAGCCTTGCGCAAAAAGGTTCACCGTTTCCACATTGGGCACAAGATATATTGCGATATTCCGCAGGGCATCTCACAACGGTATGTTTTTCGTTCGGAACGTCATCCCGCGCATATTCAATTTCAAGTTCAACACAAAATGATTTTTTTCCTTGCCATTTCGCCTCATTAACAACGGTAACCGTCGGAACCGCGCCCGCCGCAATTGCAGCGTCGTGTAAGTTGTCCGCGGAATAATTGATAACGGTTTTACCGCGTTTTAATTTGCGCGACCAATCAATCCAATTAAAATGCGTATAAGTGAACGCAACCCCCTTGCGCGGCACGGCGTCAAGTAAGGCGTCTAAATATTCTTGATCAATTTCGCTTGCACCTTTGCCGCTATCGTTAAGCTTGCAAGTGCTGGGGCATGTTCCAAACATATCATTTTTGCCCGCCCGATATGTTACGGCTATTCCTTTGGTTTTCTTTGCCCGTGATATTTCAACAGTTTTTAACATTGTTTAACCCTCATATAAGATATGTCGCATATCCTACCAAATAAAAAACCCCGCGTCAATGCGGGGCCTTTTTTCATTTTTTTCGTTTTGATTTTCGTCGATTTGCTTTCAGCATCAATTCATCGAAGTCCGGACCATACCATAATCGAGCTAACCAATTAATTAGAAACATGCTCAACCTCGCGCTTTCTTTTTCTGGCACTTAGCCAAGCTAAATGCACTTGGTTCAAACAAGCGCCCGCTTGATCTAAATCAGAAAGAATATCGTTTCTGGTTTTTACACCGGACGGCACACAATCAAAAAATTCATCCAAATCTGGATTGGAAACGATACGCCGCATATCGTGTATTTTTTCTTGCATGTGGTACAGGTCAGTTATCACAAACCGGCTAAAGTCATCCTGTTTCATTTTTTTACCTCACTTTCTATAAATAAGAGAATATGCGATCATGTGGGACATATCAAGGTAAAAACGTCATCCCACAAAAATTTCTTTTCGTGCATCAATCGCGGTTCGGTTTTTAAGCCGTCCGCTTTTAAATCCAAAGCTTGGCTTGCATGGTACAAAAATAAATATGGCGACGCGTCCGGTTTGCTTTGCTTTTTGACCAGCGTCCAAGTGCTACTGTGCTTATGACGGATATGCCAAGCGACTTGATGCGGGCTAAGATTTACTGCGTTAGCCCTACAAAACTTCAATTCTACAAAATGAAACTGCCCGCGTTCATCGCAAATCATCAGGTCCGGAATACCTTGGCTTGCCCAGTTCTCAATTCTAGTTAGAATTAAGTTCCTCTTCGACCTCTTCGAAGCTGCCTTCAATTGCTGGTACAAGCCCGCTTCCATCTTCGTCTGGGGTAATATCAATTGCGCCATAGGTACGCTTCAATTCTTCCAAAGCTTTTTGGACTTCTTCTTTGCTCATACTATCTATGCTGCCGTGTCGGATTTCCGACTTGCTCACATAAATGTCGCCCTGTGCCTGACCGCGTCGATATTCTGCTTGGACCGCGGCGCTATATGCCCCGTTCTCCAAAGCAAGGTCACGGATACGCTGCAAGTCTCGTATGTGTCTTTGGTATGTGATGCCAAACTTTGCGTCCA